CTTCTTTGGTGCACTACTAAAGAATGGATGTTTTAAAATTGTTTCATAGGTTGGAAGATTGTGTTTCGCACCCAATACCAATCTGAAATTATCAACGTATTTGCCCCAACTGGACTCCGTCCACCGCTGTCCCTGCGCTCCTCGGTACTTTTCGGGTAATACATCACGTATGAATTCTTTTGCCTGTTTATAACCACCATACTTTGACAATTCGTAATACATTGAATTAAGAATGTAGTGTGCATCATACATTATGTGACTTTTACTACCAATACCATGAGACGAGGCGAGTTCCCCAGATGTTACGATCGGGTTTCTCACACCTTCCATGGTGGACATACCAAAATCTATGATTACTGGTTTAAATCCACCCTTCGTTTTAAGAATGAGTAAGTTGTTTGAGTGAAGATCGTGGTGTCTGAATTTTGGGTATTTTTTATGAATGTTGGCCAGGTTTTGTATCACTTGTTCAATGACCTTTTTAACAGCGACCTCCCTTGGTTTGGTCTTTAACCACCCCTGAAGGCTTTTACCGTCGATGTATTCGAAATAAAGAATATCGTCCGTGCGACACGATTTGAAATGATACATGCGTGGTGTGCCCATCCCTTTCAATTTTTCGGCAATACGATACTCCATCTTGGCGCTTTCTTCTGTCGTAACCTTAATCGCGACCTGTGTGGCACATTTATCATCGATACATCCATAGAAGACTGTACCATACTGACCCTCCCCTATGGCACGCAATCGCGTCGCCTTATTGATTAAGAGTGGTTTTTGTGTGACCCTAGTGAAAAAATGATTCTCGGGGTAACACGCCTTTGAGACACCATCCTTTTTTCCTCGTAGGATTTTCTTAACTTCTTCGCCAACCGCATTCTTCTGGGAATTGGTCTTGGCACTGTTAGCTATGTGGACAAGATCTGAGAGCTTCACCATACTTATTACAAACTAAGAAAAATTTCTATTGTACCATTCTAAAAGTGACGGTGGCCATTCTGCTTCATCTCCACACTGGGCACATAATTCTTCATGAATATCTTCTTTGGTATGATACCCCTTGATATATTCAAGGATATCTATATTTTGACTACCAATCGCACCAACTAAAGCCGCTAACGAATAAAGTTCCATAATTTCCTCAGACTTAACAAGTGTAAAGGCCGTCTGAACTGTATTCATGAAAACCTCAAACATATCGGCTGCGGTCTCGTGATGTTTGTGTGATGCAATCCAGAAAGTTATATAATCTTCATGTTCGATGGAACAGTCACTAAGTCTTAATTCAATTTCATACAGGATTTGATGTTCATTGACACGAAGCATATCGGGAATGCCATATTTGATCGCTTGCATAAGTTCCATTTTGTTTTGACTTACTTTTGCTATTACAAACCCCGACTTAGGTGACTATAAAATTATCATCGTGCCATTTTTGAATCACTGGGCAGTCAATGTCATAAAGTATGCGTTCCAATTCTACCTCATCTACATGAACCATCGCATGTTCGAGGAGTTTTATATTTTTACTCATCACAGCGCCAACCATCATTGATTTTCCCGACGCTCGCATGATTTCAGTCCAATGATAATGGGAATATTTGCCACAGGCGTTCTTAAAAATCTGGAACATAAGACACCCAGCGGTATGACCTGAACACTTCGCAACCCAATGAATTAGGTATGATTCCGGGTGTTCATATTCTTCTTCTATCTCAAATTCAACACAAGTGACGATATCGGGACTTCTCAACGAAAGACCATCATAATCTCTTTCGTTGATAAGTTTCGCGAGTTCCCGACGAATCCTTAAAAAATCCAGTCTGCGGTAAAGTTTACCAGAGGGTAGGTCGCGTAGGTGAAACATATCTATTTTTTTATGAGAAGTTTTTAATTACAATTATTCTTCATCTACTTCTTCTTCTTCTTCGATTTCAATATCTTCATCAACCTCGTCGGATCCTGGAAGGTCAAGACCCTGGAAGGCGAAAGAAGGAAGCCTGGTAGATTGCTCAAGAAGAGCCTGCTGGAGACGAATGGTTGCACCAAACTTGTTGTCGATAAACCAAATGGAGCTCACATCAACAATAGCCATAGCCTTTTGTCCCTTCTCAATGGTGTCCAGGGAGACGGCTTCCTTTTTCATATTGTAAGCCTCTGGAACAAACGAACCATCGGGCTTGGTAGCAATCTTAAGCTTGAGAGTAGATGGGTACGGTTCCTTACCCGGACGGACAACCGGCTTATACAGAGCCTCGCGCAAAACGGCCACATTGAACTCCTTTCCCAACCATTCCTTCGAGTTCTCAGCGACTGTATTGACAATGATGTCGTCAAGTTCCTTCAATTTTTCCTGAAGTTCCACCGCTTCGGCATTATCTGGATCAAAGCTGAGGTCCAGGGAATACGTGGTGCGTCCCGTGCCCTCGTCCGTAAACGCGCTAAGACCATATGGCGAGCGCATGAAGGGAAGTTGAATGTATAGTTTTTTGTTGTCTCCTCCGTTGAGATAGACGGTCTTTCCGCCATTCTTATTCTTACGAAGTTTTGAAAACCCAACCGAAGCTGGGGAGAATTCAGAGGATCGTTGGATAGCAAGTGACATTGTAGTGGGTGTTATATATTTACTAGGACCCTCGACTTTAAGTCAGTTTTTTTATCCACCTATGGTAAAAGATAATCATGGGCCTCTTTAAAGATTGTGGTTGTGGGTGCGATGGTCGAAAACAACAGGAGAAGCTTATCAATTCCATAATTTCGGGTCTCACCTTTTTCATAATTGCGAACCCAGAAACTTTCCGTCTCATGCGTCGTGTCCTCGGGCCACGAATTGCGACACCAACCGGGTGTCCGTCAACAACCGGTCTTTTATTGCATAGCGTTGTTTTCATTCTCATTGTTTGGGGTATGATGAATATTAAGAATGAAGCTCCCGCGATTCCGGAGGATGAAGATCAACAGGAAGACGAAGGACAATATATTATTAAACCAACGCGCATGGCCGACGTTGTACCAGAACCAGGTGCAGAGGAATCTAAATTTGTTGATACCGGTGTTAAACTTGGTTCAATGGATCTTAGCTCTATATAAGAACAAATGATCGATCAGTTGTTTGTTCAATTTTCGTAAAACTAATATTTTTAAGTTTTTTATGAATATTATTCACATGTTTATGGGTAATAATAAAGCAATTTTCGATAAACATTTGACCATTATATTCCACAATGAGAGGCCCGGGTCCGCCAACCACTGATTGTAGAATTGCGTGCTGGACAATTGAGTGCATGTATGTGTGCCTTGGTTGTAAGATATTTGCATCTTATCTTTATCTCGGTCTAAGTAAATGCTTGGTCTCGGTGTTTCACAGGGACTCAAATTAGAGCAGTTAAAAATCAATGGGAAAGAGCATGTACTTTTTAAAACGGGCGATGGCAAAATATCTGTGGTAGATGCCGTATGTCCTCATAGAGGTGCGAAGCTTTGTAAAGGAAGGGTGAAGGGTAATAACATCCAGTGCCCGTATCATGGTTGGGAATTTGATTCAGACGGAGAACTTGTCAAAGTTCCTTCAACGAATAACATTCTTTGTAAAGCTAATATAAATTCATACCCAACCGTGGAAGATGGTGGGTTTATTTGGTCATCCAAAAACAGGGATAATTTACCCACTAAATATTGCCCAGAGTTATATGATCCAAATTGGGTAAAAGTTTACGGTTCAAAAGAACTTCGGGGGACTGTTCTTGATTGGATTTTAAATGCCACTGATATTTCTCATATTAACTTTGTTCACAACTTTGCCGACGAGGACAATGGTATTATAACGAATACCAAAATTGACATGTTTGACAAGTATGTTGACTGTCGTGCCGTGGTACAACCTAAAGCATCTTCGATATTCACTAAACATATGCAACCAGAAAATGGTTCTGAAATACATAGTCGCTTTGTAGCACCTTATACAACAATCATTCGCATCAAACTTAAAGATCCGTACGAGTTTATTACATTTAGCACGCTTCTCCCCATGGACGATAAAACGACAAAGATGTCATGGTGCATGTTATATCCAAAAATACCAATACTTAACAATCCATTGGTCTATAAAAGATTTAACAATAAAATGTATGATACGGTATCTCAAGATGAAGCAATTGTAAAAGATGTCACACAGGTTCCGCTTAATATTAATGCTAAGTGTGATATCTTTCAGTTGAAAGCTTTGGAACTACTAAAAGTTTAGAAATCTTCGTCAAAACCAATTTCATCCGCATCATCGTCCAATTTTCCATAGTCCCCAACTCTCTTCTCAAAGAAATTAGTCTTCCCATCGAGGGAGATATTTTCCATAAAGTCGAATGGATTCTTTGAGTTCCAAATTGGTGGCGCCCCGATCTGTTTTAGTAGACGATCGGAGACATACTCAATATATTCAGACATCTTCTCAGAGTTCATACCGATGAGATTACATGGGAGAGCGTCTAGAATGAAACCCTTTTCAATCTCGACCGCCTCCTTCACGATGGCGTGGAGGATTTTATTGTTAGGTTTATTGCGTAAAGTCTTGAAAAGTTCCACAGCAAACTCTTGATGGAGACCTTCATCGCGGGAAATAAGCTCATTTGAGAAGCACAATCCCGGCATGAGACCCCTCTTCTTCAACCAAAAGATGGCACAGAATGAACCCGAGAAGAAAATACCCTCGACACAAGCAAACGCAAATAGGCGTTCAGCGAAAGAGTGAGATTTTACGTCAAACCATTTCATAGCCCAAGTAGCCTTCTTCTGAATACACGGCACAGTTTTGATTGCTTCAAATAACTGCTTTTTTTCGGCCGCATCCCTGATGTATTTGTCAATCATTTTTGAATATGTTTCACCATGAACCATTTCATTATGACACTGATATGCGTAGAATGAGCGAGCTTCACTTATCTGAACTTCATCGGCAAAGCTATTATTTATATTTTCAAACACAATTCCATCTGATCCAGCAAAAAAGGCTAGAATATATTTTATAAATTTCTTTTCATTTTCATTCAGGGTCTTCCAGTCGTCGAGGTCTTTAGAGAGATCTACTTCTTCCGCAGTCCAGTTGCTCATTTGAGCCTTCTTATAGAGGTCCCAGAGATGTGGATACTTCAGGGGAAAGACTGTAAATCTGCTTAGGGTAGGAAACAGAATGGGTTCATATTCTTGTTCAACCCACTCCTGGAATTCAAAGAAGTTTCCAATTCGACGTTCATCAATAAATATTTGAGGGTAGGAGTCAAGTCTACCACCACACAACTTCTTGAGTTCTTCCTTCTCGATCATAACTTTTTCATATTCAACACCTTCCGATTCACATAACGAGACGGTGTGGTCACAGTACTCGCAGCCCTCCTTCGAATAAATTGTGATTTTCATCTGTGTTATTATTGTTGATAATTTTTTGCCCGAAAACTCTAAGCATGATTGTGCCATCCGAAATAATTGAAAATGATATAATTAAACTACTTGTAAACGAAGACAACATAGAGGACGACTTCCTAGCTGTTGTGGGAATGAATACTGGCCTGACACTCGGAGTAAGATATCTAAACCCCACCGAGCTCATATATAAGTCGGCTTGTGTCTATAAACTTGATGACGGTGACATGAGTCCGGCTCCATATGAAAGTGTGATGGAACACCACCCAAGTGGAACAACCTTTGAGGATTTGGAATTCAAAATGATCGAGAATGGCCTGTATGCTAATATAAATGAAATTGACATCGAAGATTCTGATTCTGAAATCTACGATGGTGACGAGAGTGATTCAGAAATGGATGACTTTATCGTACCAGATAACGAGATTGACGGTGAAGTAATTCGTCCTCCTGACTATAAAGCCATAGACAAGGAGTGGAACGCATGGGAGCCAAAATCTCCAGGGGCGCGTAGTTTTAAAGAAACCGTTGATGCTATTGAAGCCATGGCCAAAGCGCGTGCAGACAACCTAAGTTTTGGTGCGTAATTACAAAATACAAAAAAGCTCGCCCCCAATTATACCAATATGCTGGCAGCTATCTGGTCTGATTTAGACCAATTATTACCCAAACCCAATGTTAACAAGCCAGTTAATACAAATTTTTGTCGTGAGTGCTCGGGGGTGAAAATCATTTCACCCGAAGGTCTCCCCACGTGTTCAGAATGTGGTCTCATTGAAGACAACTTTGTTGACGAGAAGCCCGAATGGACAAGTGGTATTACAGATGATGGACGCGTCAGTGATCCCTCGAGATGTGGTACTCCAAATGCAAACCCGGAACTCTTTTCGCAGAATTGGGGCAAGGGTACTGTTATTTCAACTCAACGCTCATCAACCTACGAAAACAAACGAATGGCAAAAATTAATTTCCATATGTCAATGAATCATAAGGATAGATCACTGTTCCATGCATACAGGGATATTGACGAAGCTTGTCATGCGCTCCCAGATGTGGTGCGCAAAGACGCAATGATGATGTATAGAAAGTTTAACGATGAAAAACTTACTCGCGGTGCAGTCCGTCTCGGTATCAAAGCAAATTGTGTACTTTACGCTTGTAGACTTGCTCAATTTCCACGAACAACCAAAGAAATCGCTGATATGTTTGGTATTCAGTCTAAAGATATTAGCCGGACAACACAAATATTTAAAGATACAGTTATGGGTATCACCGAAAAGAACTACGTGACGAAGGCCCACGACGTGATGCAAAGACTTCTCAACTCTTTTGACGTCACGAGAGAGCAACATCTCCGATGTAACAGGATGTGTACTAATACAGATGATTGTGTAGAGCTTATGAGTAAAACACCGACTAGTATTGCGTCTGCTATTATTCACATTGTACTTGGTTCGGAAGTAACAAAGGTACAGGTGTGCGAAAAATGTTCGGTCTCTGTACCGACACTAAATAAGATTGAGAATATCGTAAAAAAACACTTAGAGGCTAAAAGACTACTTTAATAAAGAATGGTGGTCAAATTGTTTTTGGCCACACCATGCTACGGTGGTTTATGTTTAGAAAAGTATGTAATGAGTATTATAAGGCTTCAGATTCTATTAATTAGGGAAGGTATCCAGTTATACATGGATACCACCGAAAATGAATCACTCGTCCACAGGGCTCGTAACGTCGCTGTGGGTCGGTTCATGCAGAAAAGTGATTGCGATTACTTCATGTTTATAGATGCTGATGTTCATTTTGATCCCGAAGCTGTTGTCCGCCTTATTAAGTCCGGTCATGATGTAAGTGTTGCGTGTTATCCCAAGAAGGTGGTTAACTGGGAACAAGCCGCATCCGCAGTGAAGGGGGGAGATGAACGTAATATGGCGATGTTGTCTTCAAGTCTTGTGATTAACTTTGGGGCGGCAAATAGACCCGTTAAGGATGGATTTATAGAGATACTGGATGGTCCCACTGGTTTTATGTGTATCAAGAGGGATGTTTTCAAACAGCTGGAGGAAAAATACCCAGAATTGTGGTGTAAAAATGATCATCAAAATAGAGACTTTGATGATTATCATGCAGCTTTTGATTGCATGATCGATCCGGGCAATCGTAGGTATTTGTCGGAAGACTACGCATTTTGCAGAAGATGGCAGCAGGTGGATGGTGGTAAAATATACGCAGATGTAAATACAACTCTCGGGCATGTAGGAAACTTACCATTTACGGGCTGTCTCAACGAAAGGCTTAAGGCTTAGACACTTTTAATTTATATTATGAACCTCGTTACTATAATTGTTACCCGTTCCAAAAGTTGTCACGTTAAAACGCTACATGCAATTCTACGCATGAACTTGAAATGTATACAAGAGCGAATTCACAATGAAATTGTTTTTGTTGATGATGACCCATATAAGAAATCCGATGTTATTCAGAAATATATACGAACGTGTGATCGAATATTTTTTGTTGATTTTGGTGTAGGTGTGGATCAGGAATCATTAAACCAGGTTTTTGAAAAACATGAAGGCATTGGTTGCCTTGTTTTTCCGGGTGTCAAGGAGGGTGTGGATTGGGGGTTGTTTAAGAGTAAAGTTTCCAGTGATACAAAAGAACCAGTTGAACAGATGGGTCTCCATTTTGACACAGAGGTTGGTAACGAAATTTCTAAAAACATCTACACCGTGAAAAGCAGTGAAGCCCGTGTGTGGCTGATAAATACAAAAAATGTTATAAAAAGTATCAAAGACAAAAAAAATGGAAATATAACAATTCATCCTAAAACATTAGAAAAGTTCAAAGAAAAGGGTGTGAAGATTTGTGCGTTTACAGCAGCTAAGTTAACAATGACATACACACATGAATGTATAAGTAACATCCTGAACGCGGCGGGAGTTAAAGCGAGTTAAAGTTTAAATTGTATTACAAAACATGTCCTTCGAAGAGCACGTGATAAATTATATACACAAGGTTTGGGGAAGTCGGGATTATTTCCCCGGGCCCCAACCAGTCTCTATTGAGTATCGTCACTTCCCCATTCTCAAAAGCAACGAGTATGTTGTTTGTGAGAAAACGGACGGCGAGCGACACATGCTTGTCGCCTTGACATATGAGGGTAAAAATAAATCTGTATTTGTAAACAGAGCCTTCAATATTACCCCGGTATCTATACGATTACCAGCATCTGCGTATAATGGAACCATTCTTGATGGTGAGTTGTATGATAATACGTTGTTTATATACGACGCCATCATCGTTAATGGTGAACCCGTGGGGCAACTCAATTTATATGGAAGACTTGAAGCGGCTAAAAAAATCACGAATTCTGTGATTAAAATGAAATTTGATAAACATCGATTGAAAATGAAGACGTTTCATCATATGCGCGATTATGACGAATTCATGTACAAGTACCTTCCTACCGTTCAACAGAATGTGGATGGTCTCGTTTTCACACCCATAAATGAACCAATGAGGATTGGTACGCACGAAACCATGTTCAAATGGAAACCCCGAGAGAAGAATACAGTTGATTTCTATATGAAGAGGGGTGAAAGTTTTAAAGGGGTTGGGCAAAAGGGAGAACCGGTTTGGAAACTATATGTCCAAGAAAAAAAGAAATTATTTTACGAGAGTGAATTTGAAGTAAGTAAAATGAATGAACCATGGTTTGAAGATGGTGCAATTGTCGAATGCATGTATATTACTTGGGAGGATGGACCATTGTGGTGGAAACCACAAAAGAGGCGCCGAGATAAGACACACCCAAATAATCGCCGAACATTCTATAATACCATCACAAATATCAAAGAAGATATTCAGATGAAGGAGTTTTTAGATTGTAGACCATCACGTAGTGACCACCCGATGTAAGAAGATTAATCTCATTTAAAAATTCATCGTTCGCGCTATACCATTTGTCTTCGCGTCTAACAAAGCTAACGTAATGACCATCCATTTCGTTACCTATGTGTGTAGCACTCGCGATTAAATTGTATTCATACTTGTCAATCAACAACTTTTCGATCACACTTATGTTAGTTTTTTTATCGAGGGAAATTATAAGAACTTGTGGAAGTTTTGAAAATAACATTCTGGTAGTCGCAACATTGTGTATTTTGCCATTCGTATCTTCAAAATTTTCAATCACATTCCAACCTGTGCTCTTGTTAAGCATTTCGCCCAAATTGTCGCCATTTGTTGATGTTATATGAATGCTAAAATCCTCACTTGTAGATGTTTTTCCCCCGGGCCACACGGTTTCTTGTGTTTTTTTACCATAAAACCAAGACTTTATAATGGGAGAGGATCTCACGAGAATATCTATAATACATAAAATTGCTTCTTGTGCATCTTGTGGATCCGCATTATCAAACCTTGGAAAGTGTTTGAAAAATTCGCGCATCAATGGTTTTAGATTTATACAACCCTTTTCTTCTGATACCCAATAAAACTTTACAAGTGTTTGATATAATTTTGTAAATTCACAATCACCTTTATAATTAGTTTTTAAAAAATAGTTTGAAAGAACTGGGATATGAAGAAGGCATTGTACCACACTATTGAAATAGCATGTATTTCCGAGGTTTAAAAAACCTCTCATTACAATTTATACATAAAAAACACTTAAGAAAATACCGCGTAATAAAAATGTAAAAACCATGCACGACATTAAGTCTATTGTTGATAAGATCTTCGCTGTGTTTGAATCTCACAAGGATGAAGAACATATTGAAATGGAACTCCGTCTCGGAAAACACAATGGAACGTTCTTCGATACAAATGTTGGTAAGGAGAATTTTGAAAGAGTTTTAGAAGGTCTCAGAAAGTATAACGCTTGGGAAAAAACGGAAACTACAGAATCCGATGTTTATTACAGTGATAACAATAATATTCGTCTGTCTGTTAAAAAGGATACCGGAGACGATGGTGTAATGGTTCAGAAGATTAACGTTTTGAAAGAAGACTTTACCGGAACACCAACTGATATGCGATTTAGTATTTCGAGAGAAATCCCCACTTGGGGTGAATACGAAATGGATAGAGTTCGTACCAAGACTCGTCATTCATTTGTGAGAAAGAATCTCACTATTGATATGACTATATCATCGGGTGATAATGCTGATATGGATTCCGAAGAACCGTGTTCATACCAAATTGAGTTTGAAATCGTCAAACCACAAGATGTCACATGTCGTGACGAGTTCTTCAATATAATTCATAAATTGAACGATTTATCCAAATTAATTCCTGTGTAATAAATAAGATGTCGCGTTATATATTTCTAGCCCTATTGGCCGCCGCTCTTATATACGAAACCGAAAAGCTATCTGACCAGATTGGAGGTTCTAAGAATTTCCATATCAGTGCAGGTAATTCCAAACAAATGTACCTTCTCATGCGCAGAGAGGGTATGAGTCAAGAAAACCTAAAAAAGTTCGTGCAATTGGAGGATCGTTTTCTCCAAATTGAACGAAATTCTGTGTGCTCGGGTGTTTCCCACATTGTTGAGGCAACAATCTTATCAAACCTGATAAAGGAAATGTTCCCAAGATATAACTTCGCATATCATACGTACCATCTCAAGCAAGTGGGTGAACCAATTAAAACTGTGAACTCACGAGTATTATGTTGATTAAATTCCAGATCATCATATAATGCTTGGGGCTGTCGATCTTTTGATAATTTTTAAGAATGTGTAAGATGAGCTTATTATCATCTTCAATGCATAGCTCGCCGGATCGCGTCCCGACACCGTCCACGTCCTCCTTTCTAAATTTTTCATCAAATTTATAATCGATCTCAAGTGACGACCATTGCGAGTTTTGTCGCCCCTGTCTAATGTAATCAGCTATAACGTAAATAATTGCGTCCAAGAACTCTTCGGTTGCCATTTCGATCCAAGAGTTGTTAGGTGTTCCCCATTCCCTCGTGTCCGAGTTAACAATCACCCCATGCCCATATCGCTCCTTTCCAAATTCAAGACGTCCCACGATCTGTTCAGCAATCGTTTCCATGTTTAATAAGTCTATGACTTATTCCTTAAGTTTAACCACGTCTTTTTATATTTTTCAAGTTGTTTCATAGTTGGTCCTTGGTTCATAATATAATTTGTCGCTGCGTTTCTGTACTGAGTTACAAGTTTCTTTGGTACACTCGCGACATTCAACTGATTACGAATAACCTTTCTTTCTAAATTTCTACCTCTCTCACTCTTCCACCGATTAACGAGTCTCTTTTTGATAATATCCACATCTCTCTTGAATGGAACACCCCGTTTATTTCCAGTATTCAGTTTGTTAAGACGCGTTTTCATCTCCTTAACGTCGTTGTTGAGAGAGGGCATTATATTCTTGTAGCGATCCATCCATCGTTTGCCATAAAGTTTGACAATATCTTTGCGAATAGAGTTTTCATTAAGACCCCTCTTCTTGATGACTTGTTCCCTCTTTACATTTCTCTTCTTTTTCGCCACTTCTTTGCGGGTGGGTGGCGTCTTTGGCTTGGGCTTGGGAGCAAGCATGGCGTTGCGCGCCTTTTCAATCTTCTTACAGAGGGTGATTTTTGTCTCTTTGGGGTCTAGTTTAATATTGAGGATACCAGCAACTCTGAGGAGTTCGGTTTTGTTGTATCCCGTACAAGTGGCTCGCCCAACCTTGAAGTTCTTACCCGAACCAGCTAGAGTAACATTCTTCTTCTTTTGGGTGTTACGGAAAGTGGCACTCTTCACCCCCGAAATCTTCTTAATCTTTTCACATATCTCCTCCTTCTTTGTGGATGCTGTGATTCCAACGACACCCATCTTTTTTGCGAGATCCACGAGTTCCGACTTTGGCATTCGCATGCATTGTTTGGTATCAATCTTTAGGGCCGCCGTTTGTTTCTTACTCAGGACCTTCTTCTTGACCCTTTTAGTAACTGTTTTCCCCTTGACCAATCTATTTGGTACAGACGCAGTTAGGGAGATTTCACCCTTTTCGTAAAGTACTTTTGCCAATTGAGATCCATCGGTATATGCTCTAAGCATATCCGCGGGTGTCGGAGCGCCCGATATTTGAATGTTACCAGACTTGGCCAATATGTATTTATGACCTCTATATGTGAGATACATAAATGGTGAGAGTTCCGCGTCATATTTGACATCCATCGCGCCGTAATTGGACACAAATCTTTTTGTGAGTAAGACCAAATTCTTGAAAACACCATTCACTCTAAACTGACCACTGAGATTATTGTATTGAAATGGATTGTAGAGGAAGGCTTCCTTCTCACTGTAGTTATTAACAATGAATCGGTGGATGAGTTCGGGTTGATTTGAAATATTTGACCCAATAAACCCGCCCGAGAAGCGAATTTTACCATTTCTATAAAAGTTGACTGTGGCACCCTTAGATTCGGTGTCATCGGAAATTACAACCTTCAATTGAACGGTAAAAAAGTCCTTGTTAAGGTCACCCCTCTTTCCATACTCACGAGTATGCGAGAAACCTGTAGTAAAACGCCCATAAATACCATTGATCTCTTTAGTGTCTAAATAAAGACCTTCGCCAATTGGTGTTTTAGGTAATGGGGTCTTAAGGAGAATCTTTTTGATATTGATTCGGGTTTCGGAACTAAAATTCTTATTCACGGTTGCGTTGAACATTCCTGGGTTCAGTTTACTGACCCTGAATGTCAAAGGGGAAGGTACAGGATTCATGGCCATTGCAATAATTTCGTTGGTATTATCATTGCTATTTGAATTATGAACAAACTCGGCAAACTCCCCGTAGTTTTCGTTGCTCATAATATTATTTTTGAGGCGAGGAGGGAATGCCATATCCGCCTCAATTTCTTTGATTAGTGCATTATTTGACGCAGTCGTAGAAACAGAACTTGGGCTGTTTGTGGGGCGCACTTCTACCCCCGACTGCTTGACAAACTCCCTGAGCTGCTGACTCATATCTACTATTGGGTATTATTTTTTTAATAATTATCTGTAAATTCAAGGGATTCTTCAACCACATCTAAGCCGTAAATGACTGGTTGCTTGGGATAACTTCTACCCTTATAGTTAACTACCTCTTCCCTGACATCAATGTCACGAGAGCTGAATGGTCCAGCGTAGAAATCTGGATTGAACTTGGGCTTACCCAGGTTATTTGCTTGACAATGCTGATTGAACACCTGGATGAATAATTTTTGGGGCACAAAGAGTTCCTTTCCAAATACAATATTTGTGCTTTCCAGGAAGTTGTGGAGTGTACTCGCAACCATAGCCACTTGCTTCTGAATCTTCTTGAAGTATTCTGGAACCACATTCCATATATCTTTGTTCCTGTATTTGTTTGAATAATCAAGATAGGCCTTCACACACTTGAGAAGGATAATCGGTAGTTCGCGATTCAGTTTTTCGTCAAGTTGTGGATCTGCCTCTCTCACCTGTTTTGAAAAGTTCCACGCCAAAATACGACGGAGAACGGAGCCAGAGTTATCCTTCCAATTTGGAACCTCATTCCCCCCGAGGACACCTGGAACGTTCCACTCAATTGAAACCGCCGTCTTATTCTTCACAGCCACTGACACATCTTCACCCGAAACCATTGACTGAAACTCGGCTTGTTCAAGGGCGAGATCACCCTTTACCTCTGGTGCAATAAACATAAATGAGTCCTTAATAGCCGAAAGTCCGAACTTCTTTTCAATATTGTTTGAAAGGGTGCCGACATCTTCATTCTCATAGAACTTTTTGAATACCTTTGTAATCAGGGTACTCTTACCGGAACGCGCGATCCCCTTGAAAAAGGGGATCACCTGCCAACCGTCAAGCTCCCCCACATCGTAACATAGACGACCACCCATTACATACGCCCAGTTACACACCTCCTGGTCAAATTTCTGGTATCGGAGAACCGAATCAAACCAGGGTGTTGGAATATCTTGCCATTTTTCAATGTGTGAGAAGTCATCAAATTGTTGGTCAAAGTACTTACACGCAATGATCGTCGGGTCAAGGCATCTAAATTCCTGACTTTCATAGGGGTAGAAGCAACAATCGTATACACCCCTGTCTGGAATCCATTCTTTACCGACAAAAACACCGTTTTTGAATGACCACACATGACGTCTCTTTGTAATCTCGGGAAATTGTGCATCGACACACTTCGTCATATTATCAATTACGTCACGAAATACAGAGCCCCGACTCGTAAAATTTTTCCATGTGATAAAATCATCATCCTTCTGCGCGAGAGAGTATACAAACTGTTCAATAGTAAATTTTGGTTGCCAGGCCCGTGTCCGGTGACCTTCAACTGTCCTAATTTCTTCGCAGCACTGACCTTTGTATCGACGGTAACCAGCTTTGTATGTTTGGTCGAGGGAATATAGAAGACACTTTTGAAATGGTGTAGCCTTTTCAATCTCTTCTTCGTCCATTGTTGATGGGTCGCCATTTGACGTAAACTGCGGCTGGGCTGTTGGGTTATCAACTCGCTCGAATGATGTGTAGTGCCTCCGAATGTTTTCATACCCATCACTTAATTGTTTGAGAATATTGTTAATACGTTTAACCATAGTAATTCCGTCGTCGTTTAACTCTTTTTTGTGAATTTTTAAATCGCGTATATGGTTTTTTAAATTAATAAGATACGTACGTTGTCTATCACGGTTACCCTTGATGGCCAGAACATCAATCCGATGTGGGATGGGATTCCCATGATCATCAAAATTATCAGAATGAATAAATTGGCGATATCCCAGCTCGCGCGCGTTTCTAAAGTCGTTAGTTTTCAGAGACCACGCCTCTTCGAACCTATCAACGGTTGTATACACATGCTCTTCTTTCATTGACTGGATGTGTTCTTTCTGAAGCTGTGTCAAGGCCTCATATTTGTCGGGTTCCTTATCAATGAAATGCGTGTGTTCCATTCCTATATTTAATGAATAATGATTTTTGTTTCTAAGCTTATTTTGAGGGTTGCATTTTAGAAAGCATTTTAATTAGGATTTTATTTTGAGTTTCCAATTGGTAACAAAGATTAACTAGGGCCGAGCATACAGTGTCCCCATCGGGGGTCGCGAGGAGAGAAGACATCAAGGACACGACGTTAATATCATCGTCGCCAAAATCCAAATCTTCATCGTCGCCAAAATCCAAATCTTCTCCTTGAACTTCCTCTCCATCTTCGTCCACTGATACAATTTCACCTTCCTCGATTTCTTCAACTGACTCTTCATCCTCAGGACGTGATGACATTTTACATTCGTCTGAGAAAAGATCGTGATCAAAATTTCGCACCTGGTTGCGATTTCGCCCAAAATTATTTTCTCTGCTTATAGTACAAAAACTTTCACAATGGCTGGTGGCCTCATGCAACTCGTCGCCTATGGCGCCCAAGATGTCTATCTCACTGGTAACCCTAAGGTTACATTCTTCCAAGCGGTGTACAAGCGTCACACCAACTTCGCGATGGAAAACATCGAACAAACTGTCAACGGTACCGCGGCCAACTCAGGCCGGGTGTCCGTGACCATTGCCCGTAACGGTGATTTGGTCGGAGACATGCACCTCGAGCTTGAATCTGATGTTAACACCACTGTTACTTCTGACGCTACCTCCGACAACAACTGGGTTGCGGAGCGTGCGATCAACAACGTCGAACTGTCGATCGGTGGACAGCGCATTGACAAGCACTACCAAAAGTGGTGGCGTTTGTACTCCGAGCTTTACTTGGACGAGTCCAAGAAGGCTAACTGGGCTAAGCTCACTACTGCCAAGGATGGCAAGACCGTCTACTTGCCTTTGATCTTCTTTTTCAACCGCAACCCAGGTCTCTATTTGCCATTGATAGCGCTTCAATACCACGAAGTACGCATCGATATTGACTGTGCGTCCGACATGGAAACTTACCTTAACAAGAACGTTTTCAAGGTCTGGGCCAACTACGTGTATTTGGACACCGAGGAGCGTCGTCGCTTCGCGCAAAAGGGTCACGAATACCTCATTGAGCAAGTTCAACACACTGGCTCCGACACCGTGACCTCCGCGGGTACCAAGCAAGTCCGCTTGTCTTACAACCACCCAGTCAAGGAATTGGTCTGGTGTTTCTCCAACACCCTCGCCCGTTCTTCTCTCTGGAACTTCACCTCCGCCAACAACGATTCCGAAATCGTTCTCGAGAACGACCCACGCGGCGGTGCGGCCTCCAACTGCTACGTCCCAGTCGGCGTTGCGGGTGGTGTCCCACTCTTTGATGCGGAGTCCTCTACCGCGGATTACACCGAAGAAGCTGCTGGTCCATTGAGCACCTTCAAGCTCGTCCTCAACGGCCAAGATCGTTTCAAGGAACAAAAGGGTAAGTACTTCAACCAACTTCAAGCGTACAACCACCACACTGGTTCCCCATACCCAGGTGTGTACAGTTACAGTTTCGCCTTAAAACCAGAAGAACATCAACCAACAGGGACATGTAACTTCTCCCGCATCGATAACGCTCAAGTCGCCGTTACTATGAACTCTTCCGATGCTACTACCATGCATATGTTCGCGACCAACTACAACGTCCTCCGCATCCAATCCGGTATGGGTGGCCTCGCGTTCTCCAACTAAGCTAATTACCGCTTAAGTATGTATAATCTAGTCGCGTTTTAAAAAATATAAACACAAGTATTAAGATACAAACAAATATCTTAATATCTGTCCTTTGATCTCAGCGATGAAGAACAACAGAGGAAATGTTTTCATTATACAAATCTTCAACTGCTCCCAGCCCGTGAAAATCTCGCGAAAAATAACAAAATAATCTCCACGTAATTTAAAACACAATGGCCGAAAGAGATAACAAGACAAAAACTATCGCAATCTGGGTCCCAGTCTCAATTCTCCTCTTGGGTATTGCGACTACCACCTACATGATTTCCCGTAACGGTAAATCTGGGTATGCTAAATTAAAGTAAACACGCGTCATATGAATATAACAAATGCAGGACATTTACACGGATGGTAGTTGCATCGGTAATCCGGGACCGGGAGGGTGGGGTGTTGTAGGGCCAGGAATGAGAGTTTCGGGTGGACAGGACAATACTACAAACAACGCCATGGAACTGACTGCAGCCGTTAAGGCACTCGAACAATGCATCGCTCGCAACATTCTTGAGATAACACTATTCACGGATAGTACCTATGTCAGGAATGGTATAACTTCATGGATTAAAAATTGGAAAAGAAATGACTGGCGTATAAAATCGGGCGAACCGGTTAAGAACAAAGAGTTGTGGATTCAGATTGATACACTTATACAGAGAATGAATCTGGTTGAGTGGCGTTGGGTAAAGGCGCATAATGGACATCCACAGAATGAACTAGTGGACTCTATCGCGTATCAGGAAGCGTTGGAAATTAAAAATGCTAAATCTGCGGGTAAAGCGACAACGACGCGAGCGTTGAGTCTCAAAAGCAACAAATTTTACGGTGTCGTTAAAGGTCATGTTCCGGGTATATACACTACATGGGACGAAGCTAAAGAACAGGTTCACGGATATAAGGATGCGATGTATAAATCTTTTAAGACTGAAGCGGAAGCTAAAGAATATATGAATACACCGCCGCCAAACGATCGTATATACCTGGATGTACCCTACCAAGAAAAGGACGTTGTAAAATCCCAGGGTGCCAGGTGGGATCCAGGTAAAAAGAAATGGTGGGTGCGTGATATCACCCCGGAGCTTGAAAAATATGTCTGTGTAAAATAATGGGTGACACTCAGGTAAGTGAAGACCCCCCGGCACCGTGGTGCGCGGCACAGGAAAGGCTTCTTAAATCGTGGGCGGAGCGGGCGGCGGGTTATCGATGGTTACATAATCATTCCCGTCTCCACTATAAAAGACAAAATGACCACCTGTCATATCCAAGTATAGTGATAGCGAGTGTCACGGGTGTTGGGGGTTTTGCTGTTCTCAATCCAAGTGGAAATGAAGACCTGGACAATTCCACGAGAGCTAAAATTATGATTGTCCAATACTTTTTTGCATTCCTGAATGTAATTGGTGGTATCTTGACGAGTATTTCAAAATTTAGTCAGAGTTCCACATTAGCTCAGAGTCACTCACAGATGTGCGTTCAGTATTCCAAGTATTATAGAAATATAGACATGGAATTATCTCTTGATCCTTGCCGTCGCGTTTGTGTTATAGAGTTTGTGAGAAAATGCCGCGAAGAGTATGATCGACTTCTCGATGACGCCCCCGATATCCCTTCTATATCTATCGAAGCGTTCAATTTAGAATTTCCAGAAAAGGTGAACAAACCTGACGTGTGTAACGGTCTCAGTATTATAGTGAGCGACGAGACCTCTTCAGAACTCGCGTCAAAGAGAGCCGTGACAAGGTGGCTCAGTGCTATAGCCGGTATAAGACGAAAAAGTAGAGATGATCTAGGTAGAGATGATCTAGGTAAAGTTGAATCACTCTAGCATTTTAATAAAAATGGTATAAAAGCCTGACACAATTATAACTAAATGAACATTGGAATACTCACGGCTGGTGGTGTCTGCCCGGGTGTCAATACTATTGTTCGCTCTATTACCCTTCGTGAAAAAAGTCAGGGTAATAAAGTCCATGGTTTCCGCAGTGGATTTAGAGGTATCAATGAAAATGTTAAAGAGTATTTTGATCAGGCATACATTGATGATGGCCCAGTTTCACTATTAAAAACATCGTATGACTACGTTGATATTGATAGAGCAGTTGAGAATATTTCCGGACTTGATCGTCTCTATTGTATATGTGGAAATGGCACTATGAAGTCTGCGCGGGATTTAGCCCTCGATGACCGAGTGGATACAAATATCATTGGTATTGCTAAAACAATCTACAATGATATACCGGGTATACAATCCATTGGTTTCCAGACAGCTGTCCAAGAACTCGCGAAATATATTGATTGTGCGTACATTGAAGCGACTTCCACAAACTCTATTGTTTTCTTAGAAGTGCCCGGAGTAAATAACAGTGATTTGGTAACACACGCTGGTTTCGCGAGAAATTCAAAGATAACGAATGTTATTCTACCAGAAACACATAGTGATTATAGAACTTCTATTGAATACAGTTACGCAAAGCGTGGATATGCGGTTGTCATTATTTCTGAAGTATGCAACTACGACTATCTACTCACCAGTCTTTCTACACATTCTAAAGTCATCCAACCTGGTTACCTCATTGGTGCGGTTGAACCGTGTACATATGATTCAATTCTTGCAGAACGCATGGGTAGGGAGACTTTTGCTTATGTACAAAATCACAGGGACTTCATCAAGGGTGCGACAAGTATCATGCCGCTGAGGGATTATCTTCGTGTAGTGTAGGTGTGGGATGTATAGATCACTTTACGAAGATCCAAAGTTCGTGGGTGCCCAGATATCACCACCGGATCTAATTACAGTGATAATGGAGGATGGTATTGAATATTTTAATTCCAAGGTTCAATTTAGATCAGAAGCTACACTTGACAAACAAACTAAACAAGTTAAAGGTACGACACAAGGTAAACAGAGAATAGTCCAGCTATTTGGCGAACCTGTTATAAGACAGAAGGGACGCTTTACAATCACAGAGTATGATCTCTGAAAGCTCTTATAACTCAGTTGGTTAGAGTGCGGTGCTTATATCTAAGATATACAGGAAATGATGTAAAAATCATAAAGGCACGCCGAAGCCGCGGGTTCGAACCCCGCTAGGAGCAACTTACCTTTTAGATATGTGTCCCATATGTAAAAGAATATTAAAGAATCGGGTCGTCGTCTTGGGATTCTCGGCCCCATGTTCCTCTATTCTAAAATTAGAGCGCACTCAAAAGCGAGATGCCACGTAAAAGCTTACTCCCGTTAAAATAAAGATCGTGGCGTATTTGTCAACCGCCTTTATATTTTTAAGCACGGCTGGATCGATATTTTCAAATTTTTCTTTATAGTTAGATGGTTTGAAAGGTAAATAAATCCAGCGACCGTATGGGAACACAGTCGGATTCATCCTGAACTTACAGCGAAGTAGGAAGTCATACCACGCGAGTACGAGGTATGGGAAATATAAAAGAGCTATCAACGCGTATTTATTTTTGCTCGGGAGCGAGTACGAGACGCTCGTTTGGAGAAGCGCTATGGCCGCGTTTAGATACCACACGTTATGTGCACAATCGTATCGCGCGTTGTACCAAGACGCAAGCAAGAAATTTACGAGCAGGAGCATGTCATGGCGCTCCTTGGGCACCAACCAATAGCTGAGTGCAACGTAGAAACTATAGATGACACACTTGATGTTGAGATAGTCGTCTGGCCACTTGAGTTGTTGTTGACCTTCCATTACATTAACGCGTGATTATTTTTTACATGTGCGCCCCATATGTAAAAGATAATCCCAATCTAATATAGATGATAACCAGAAGACGTGGCGTGTTTTACAGGGCTGGGCGTCCAGTCCCGGGTGCTGAACAGGAAAGGTATCGCAAAATTGGTATTCCCCCTGTTTACACAAATGTTGAGGTATATCCCAATGACCCCAAGCTTTTAGCGACCGCAATTGATGGTACGGGTAAAAAGCATTATTATTACAGTGAAAAGTTTTTGGAAAAGCAAAGAAAATTGAGAAAGGGGAGAGCTACACAGATTGACTTCTCTAAAATTAAGAGTGTTACGGCGAAGATACTTGGCGATCCCAAACACTCACTATGGGATGACGCGCTCACTCTCCGTATGATTGTAATAGCATACCTTCGTTCGGGGTCAAGGGACAATGTCGACGCTCTCGGTGCCATGTCCCTGAAGAGAAAGCATGTCAAATTGAGTCGGGATGGTCAAACGCTCACATTTGACTTTCCCGCAAAAAGTAGTCAAAGAAGAATCTATGAAGTGAAAGATAAAGTTCTCCACGACGCCATAACGAGGCAACAAAAGCCCCTCCTTTCTGGAAACTCAACTCATACACGAGTCAGAGACCTTTTACGAAAGATCACGAAGAATGATACCATACAAATCAAGGATGTTAGAACAGCCGGGAGTATGCAACTCTTCCAAAAACACCTCAAGAAGTATGACGGTGACGAAAAGAAGGCTACAGACGCAGCTGCGGAAACTATAGGTCATACACCTTCCACATCTAAAAAATATTACTTATTGTAATGAGGTACGGATCACTGGCACGTAAATTATTTAAGGTCCGATGGGGCCTCTATGGTAAGGGTCTCGTAGAAGATCATCATATCATACCCAAGCAATTTAAAAAACACCCGATTGTTGTCAAGGCGGGGTATGATATAGATGCAGGTAGTAATCTTATAATGTTACCAACGCGTCTAGGTAAGTTTATACTCCATGTGCGGGAAGATCGCCTCATTCACGAGGGAATACACACGGGCTATAATAAATATATTGAAAGTATGTTAAATTCAATTAAAACTACGGGCGAATTCATAGAATTTACAATGTTTTTGAAAAATTCTTGTCGTCATAGACCCCAAGATATACCATGGTCTTAATAACCCTTTTTGAGATCACTTGGTGTCGCATTTGGGTTATATCGTGAAACGAAATCTTCACGGCCGTGCTTGAAATGACCAATTGTACTTCGGTGAGAACGATCAATTTTCATACAATGTCTCAAATCCTTGTAATAAACCCTGGCTCCATTGACAATCAAGTCTTCGTGTTTCATATCAATATGGTTATCCATTGGTAAAAAGTGTTTTGAATAATCCTTCATGTTCTCAACGTTTATAAGATAACACTTAGTACTTGAGACCCACTTCAATTTATCAAGATTACCTTCTGTCTTGTCTACGAGTCTTGAAAGACAATGAAAGAAGCACATTTCAAAATCATCACCCTTTTCATCTATGACCGCCTGAATTTCATCATATAACCTGGGCGATTTTACTATTACATTATCTTCGAATATAACCGCATATTTAAGACCCTGATCGTAACATCTCTTATAAAATTCCATGTGCCCCATGAAACACCCAATGGCACCAAGATTGAAATAAGTTATATCAGGTCTTTTTACCGAGGAATCTTCGTACATTTCAAGAGCCTTTTCATAATAATCATCATCAATAAGATTTTCATATTTTTGTGCTCCCGATGGCGTCCTCGTGTCTGGACCATATATAATTTCAAACGGAATATCTGAACTATGTGTCTTTATAAATCTACTCTGACGTTTTTTCTCTTTTTTCAATGTTAACAAAAAACATTTATAACTATACTTACTTTTGTTTGGTTTGGAAAGTAATATGTATATCACTAGTAAAAGTAAGATGACAAACAGTATCATACCTACTTAAACATTAGAAAATATTACATGGTAAGATGAATCTTATAGATGTCTCTGGTCTCACGAGCTCCATTTTAATATGTCTCATGTTTATACCAGAAGTAATTCATGTATATAAGAACAAGGATGCAAAAGCCATAAGTTATTCATTTCTGTCTCTCAATTTATTGGCGAGTATACTTGGCTTAGTTTTCTCGATGTATTATAATGTCATCCCGATGACGATTACAAATTTTTCGGCGGGATTTTTTTCATTGACGCTGTTCCACTTTAAATATGTAAACGAGCTTAAAGGAGAGAATCAAACTATTGATGAAGTGGGGGTGTGAGTATCACTTCAAGCTCTTATAGTGTAGTTGGTTATCACTTTGGACTTTGAATCCAACGACTCTGGTTCAAATCCAGATGGGAGCTCAAAACCAGTCATAGCTCAGTTGGTAGAGCATCTGATTGTAGCGCATTTAAAGCTAAATAACACTATTAATTTAGTGATCAAAACTCAGATTGTCCCGTGTTCGATTCATGGTGACTGGATCAATTCACCCATCTTCTAGTGGTTTAGGAATGTCGGCTGTTAACCGATCAACCAGAGTTCGAATCTCTGTGGGTGAGAATACCTTTTTAGATATGTGTCCCATATGTAAAAATCACTTAAGGTTAGCGCGCGAGAATGTAATAAGATGAAGGTCACAACTTCTATAGCAAGAACGCTAAGCAGTACCCGTATCAAAATTATATATACAGATTTGGTAATCGATAATTGTAAACCTATCATTATGGAACATATATTCAAAGAATCACCACCTAAAAAGTTCGGTGACGATTTCAACTTCCGTATAGTGTCACCTCGGTCGTATATATACGACGCTCGAGATATATTAGAAGAGCAGATATCAAACGCTTAGAGATTAAGATCTAATAATAATCAAATGTCGTTAACTCACCACAGACTGTCGCTAACGCCAAAAAGAATGATCATACGTCGTTGTGCTCGACCTCGTCGTTATCACCCACTCTGTGATATGTCAAAGGCGGAAGACGACTCCTTCATACACTTTCTCGAAGAATCAATGGAGAAAGCACTAAACGGTGTAAAATACGTATATATCCAACGATTGGAACTGAGGCAGGAATTAAAAACGCTCAGAGCCGAGAATGATAAATTGCGAGAAAAGCTACTTGAGATAGATCAACCCAGATGGCAGTACGCTCGTAATGTCGAAGCAAAGAAAATACATCACATTGGTGATAAAATGATATTGGAGGGGGACAAATATCAGGAATTCATAGACCCAGATCTATTGAACAACGGCGACGGTTCAATAGATTAAGAATATTAAAGATTCGAATCATATCTTATGCATAAATGAGCCTTCTTATCCGCGCATCCACAAAGCCCCACCTCACACTCAATAAGCCCGTGAAGACCAAGACTGCGAGAAAGACTACTTCTTCTGTTAGGGCTCCCCCACTTAAACCTGTTGAGCGCTCCAATGACTTTCTTTCTATGGCCGAGCGCATAAATGGTCGTGCTGCTATGATTGGTTTCACGTCCGCTGTGATTGATGAGGTTATGACCGGAAACTCCATCAGTACCCAGTTTCATGACAATGTTGGTCTTTCTGTCGCCGTTGCTGCTTTGGCGTTCCTCGGAACAGCGGCGAATCCTAAAGATGAAGGATATATCCAGGGCTTTTGGAAGCCTGACACAGAGTTGCTAAATGGCCGACTTGCGATGGTTGGTGTCATATCGCTTCTCCTAACAGAGTCGCTCCACCCCCATGTTCCCCTATTCTGAGTCGGGATAACTTAAAAATTATAATCTATTATTATGATATTGAGCCTAATATAAGGCTATGAGATAACAGAAAATTCCAAAGTCATCGGTTCAAATCCGGTCAAGATATCAAAAAAAGAAAAATGAAGAAAAAAGTTTGTCCATCTCGGGACAAGAATGAAAAATTCTATTTTTTCCTAAGAAGAAAACTTTATAACTCTATAAAAACTTTCTCAGAAATTATAAGTAATATATTTTATAAAAGTCCCGATATGACCACAGATTTTGATTATACTGTAGTCAAAAACATACTACAGTATAATAATAGAAGCCCTCATAGTTCAAAGGGAGAATGTGAATTTAGTATTTTACGTAACGAGTTCAAGAAGGGAGATCGATACTCTCTGGGGGCATTCCACTATTTTTAGAATCTACCAAGATTGTAAAAATAACTTTAAACTTTTCGCATATTAACCATTACCTTAACAATTTTTCATCCAAATTGT